GGACCCTCTTATAAAATCGTCAATACTAAGGAGTTACAAGAGAAAGGTTATCTAGCAACACTAAACATAAAGGTTCTCCTACTCAAACATGAACCTAAGAAGTTTGATACCTATCAAGATGAAATAGAATATATTATTACACATGAAAAAAGAAATAAATTTATAAAAAACCTAGTACTGGACTTGAAAGGTAACACATTGATACTTTATAGTCGGGTTGCCACACATGGAGAAGTCCTATTTGAACTAATAAATAGAGATGATAGGAAAGTATTCTTTATTCACGGTGGTGTGGATGCTGAAGAAAGAGAAACTGTCAGAGGTATAGCGGAGACTGAATCCAACGCTATTATCATTGCTTCCTTTGGAACATTCTCCACTGGTGTCAATATAAAGAACCTTCACAATGTCGTGTTTTCTTCTCCATCCAAGTCTAGAATAAGGACACTGCAATCTATCGGCAGGGTCTTACGTAAAAGTAATTCCAAGTTGAGTGCCACATTATATGATATAGCGGATGATACTAAGAAAGGATCAGTCCAAAACTATACTTTGAATCACTTGATAGAAAGAATCAAATACTACAACGAGGAAAAATTCAACTATGACATCATCCAAATCAAAATTTGATGAACCGTATGAAGACTTTCTTGCGGCTATCAAACTTGTAAGTGGAGAAGAAATACTGTCTAAGGTTGTGGTTTGTAGTGATGATGACGATAGAATTATATTAGAGAATCCCGTGATATGTGAAGAGGTTCGCACCCCTGGTGCGAATATCCCGATGGGATATAAATTTGAACCATGGATGAAATTAACTGATGAAGAGGTTTTTATAATAGATTTGAATCGAGTGATTACAATCTCTGAGATCAAAGACAAAGAAGTGACGAGAACCTATGATACTATTATCAAGTCGGGATTTGCTCGTAACTCACCAGAAATAACTAAAGAGATGGGGTATATAAACTCAGTCGAGAGAGCACGTAAGAGTTTTGAGACTTTATATAACAATGAACCTAAGAAAGAGAAAGATAGCTAGTATCACCCTTTCACCCCTAACAGGGTTAGTCTAACAGTATTTGACGGACGTGTCAAGTAATGCTATACTTATTAGTAATCAGAGGTACAAATAAATGTCACGTAAGAGATCTGAGCATTACGTCAATAACAAGGAATTCCTTGCTGCCATCATCGATTACAAGGATGAGATAATTATTGCAGAGAAAAGAGGATTACCAAAACCTGTAATACCTCGTTACATTGGTGAGTGTTTCCTCAAAATTGCAACACACTTATCATTCAAACCAAACTTTGTAAACTACATGTTCAAAGATGATATGGTTTGTGATGGTATAGAGAACTGTGTACAGTATATCAATAACTTCAATCCTGATAAGTCTAGGAATCCTTTTGCATATTTTACTCAGATTATACACTATGCATTCCTAAGAAGAATACAGAAAGAAAAGCGTCAGTTAGATATAAAACAAAAAATAATAGAGAAGTCTGGTTATGACGAAGTTTTCGTCGCAGACGAAAAGGATAAGTCTTCTGAGTATAACTCAATCAAAGATGCTGTTCATCATAGAAGTAATAACAGATGACTAGAGAGTACGCAAAAAATAGAGAAGAATACTTTCGAGAGTTTCATAGTGTCGTTGCACCAGTAGTTGTGCTAGATGGTTATGAATATGAAAGAAAGTATGATGAGGAACCTAGTTTCTGTTTACATCCTGATGAATGATGGACTTTACTGAAAGAAATGTAATTGAATCACTATCTGAAATTGCTCCTTACATTGAAGCAGATGGAGGATATTTACAATTTGTAGAAATAGAGGAGGAAACAAACTTTGTTAAAGTTAGATTGGGTGGTGCTTGTACCAGTTGTGCAATGAGTGCTCAAACTTTAAAGATGGGTATAGAAAAGAAATTATTCCAAGATTTTCCTGATTGTAATGGAGTTATTCAAGTATTATGAAAGTTGCTATCATAACAGATCAACACTTCGGTTTCAAGAAGGGGTCAAAGATCTGGTTAGATTATTTTCAAAAGTTTTATGATGAAGTATTCTTTCCCACTTTAAAGAAGGAAGGTATAGATACTATACTTGACCTAGGAGATACTTTTGATAACAGGAAGGGTGTTGATCTACGCTCTCTCGATTGGGCAAAGTCAAATTACTTTGATATTATTCGAGATAACGGAATGAAGATGATTAGTATTGTTGGCAATCACACTGCCTTCTATAAAGATACTAATGACATCAACACCATAGATCTAATGCTTAGAGAGTATGATAATATAAGAATCGTCGAGGAGTGTGAAGAGATAACTGTAGGAGGGTTACCTATCCTCTTTATACCATGGATCAATAGTGAGAATGATGCTAAGACCTATCAGATGATCAAGGACAGCAAGTGTAAGGTTGCTATGGGTCATTTAGAACTGAATGGGTTTGTTGCCACACACGGGCACGTAATGGACGTAGGAGCAGACTTTGAGTGTTATAATAAGTTCAAGCATGTGTTCTCTGGACACTACCATACAAGGTCAAATAATGGCAGTATATACTACCTAGGAAATCCATACGAGATGTTTTGGAATGATGTGAATGATAAGAGAGGATTTCATATCTATGATACAGATACACTAAAACTAAAAACAATCAATAATCCTTATGCAATGTACAAGATAATTCACTATGCAAATACACCCAGACAGATGACTAACTTTGAACAATACAGAGATAAGATAGTCAAGGTTGTAGTCAGAGAAAAGGATGATGATAAAGCATACGATATGTTTATGCAATCACTATCAAAAGTAAATCCTTATGATATAAAGGTGGTAGAGAGGACAGTCAATATGCTTGCACCTGACGAGGACATAGCACAGACAGAAGATACCATGACATTACTCAATACATATATTGACGACCTTAGTACAGACTTGAACAAGTCTAAGATCAAGGATATACTACGGGAAACATATCAGCAAGCATGTGAGGTACTATGATACATAATGATCCTTGGCAGTATATGACTGTTGACAATTTTTTGAGTCCTAAAAGATGGGAGGAGATGCAGACGAGAGCACACTATGAGATGATGGCATATTATGAAAGAGAAGGACTCACACCATCAGGTAAGTGGATACGTTGGGTTGATAGCGATATACTACCAGAGTCTAACGTGCTGCATAAGCAGATGGAAAGGTTTAGAGAAGTTCCAAAGAATGTAAAAAAGATAATGCACTGGGCAGTATGTCCACCAAACTATACTATGCCTATGCATTGTGACTATGACGCAAGGTTCTTCACAGCAGTATTCTATATCAATCCTCCAGAGAGTTATGGTACGATACTGTGTAAGAATGACTCAGATTATAATGATTTTGAGTTACGTAACACTCCGTTTGATACTAATGAGTATGAGTTAGAAGTACCATGGCAACAGAATAAAATCTTTGCTTTCAATAATTTACCTAAATCATGGCACTACTATAAGGCAGGTTCCCAACCCAGAATTATCATACAATCCTTCTTCGTAGATCTAAATAAAATTGTAGAGGGTAAAGAAGATTGGGATCATCTTATTGACCTAGACCCAAAGTATTACGACTAATGCATATAATAACTCCATCAGCAAACAAAGATAGCGGTGCATACTCAGTAATAAATGAACTGGGAGAAAAGGTTGTATTTTTCTTTATAGAGAAAGACGATGCTGAAAGATATGCTATAATGTTGGAAGATCAAGGCGAAGCACCTATGAATGTATTACATGTTGCTGATAGAGTAGCAATTGCTGCTTGTGAAAAGACAGGAACAAGGTATACTGTAATTAGTAAAGACGACTTTGTTATTCCAGTTGAGACTCAGTGATTCGATTCAAAGAAATTCGTTATAAAAACTTTTTGTCATCAGGGAACCAGTACACATCTATTAAATTAGATGAGCACAGGGATACTCTCATTGTTGGTGCCAATGGTTCGGGTAAGAGTACGGTTCTCGATGCTCTAACTTTTTCTTTGTTCGGTAAACCGTTCCGAAAGGTCACTAAGAGTCAGTTACTCAACAGCACAAACGAAAGAGATGCTAAAGTTGAGATAGAATTTGACATAGGAGACGTTCCATACAA